AGATGTCCAAGTATATTCTTCAGAATATTCTGTAGGAGCAGTATAGGTTCCAACCCAGTAAACAGCAGTCGTGTTTCCTTCATCCATGATCCAGTTTATTGTGATGGTATCCTCTGTAATATCTGCCTGCATCCAAGTACCGTCATCGTCTTTATATTCCCATTTTCCAGTCAACACGACAGGCTCTTTGACTTCTTCCTTTGCTTCCTCTTTTGGAGTTTCGGCAGATGCTTCTGTCTTCTTGGATGATTCCTTTGCTTCTTTTGATGAATCGGAGCTATTGCCGCAGGCTGTAAATGACAGTGCCATGCTTCCAATCAGAACCAATGCTACAAGTTTCTTTTTCATAATTTTTCCTCCTCATATAAAGTGTTTCTATATAATCGCATATGCGGTTATACCAATTTCATCACCGATAACTGTGGTATAAAATACACCACATAATTATCTACCTGTTTACAGATCCCGTATTTATTCCGGTAACATTCAATACATTCTTCCAGAAATTCTTCTGTCACTTCCAGGTATTCAGCGATTTCAAACCGGTTCTGACAGCCATGCTCAAAGGCTCGCACCAGTCCGATCAGACCGATCTGCTTGTTGTACGCCCAGAGTCTTGCCTGACGTTCCTGTTTTCGGTTGGCAGCAGATGTCATGTCAAGAATATTGCCAACGGAAGTGTAGTGGTGTCCGAGTTCTTCGGCAAGGACACAGGATTTTTCTGTGGTTGTAGTAATATCCTGCCGGATTGCAATCCGACTACCTTTGATTCGACCATTATTATATTTTAGAGGTTTTTCTTTTAACGTGAGACCAATATCGCTGGCCTCATCTAAAAGTGCTTCATAAGTGTTTATTGCTAACACCCCCTAAAGATCAATGTAATATACAGAAAAATAATCAATTTTTCTTTTTCAAAGTATAATTTTCTTTTATAAAATATCCATTACCGCCCTGCCAACAATAGATTTCGACTTTGCCAATACTACCATCCGCAAGATAATATATCCGTCCATGTATAGTTTTCCCTGTTTTTGAAGATTCGCGTTTCCAAACCTCATCCGAAGATAATGGGGCAATTCTCATACTTAGAGGAAATTTAGCGGGTTTACCACTCTTGGTAGTAGGAGAACAAAACAAACAGCAAAAGTCATCGTGTCCAGATTTCATGCCTTCAGATGAAAATCGAGCAGTTGCAACATCAATACTGAAACGAGAAAAAATTTTATCCGTTTTGGCATGTTCTTTGATTATACTATTGATTTTTTTCAAGTCCTCTCTTGCCTTATTAAGATTTATTCCTTCAATGAGATAACACGGATCGGAATTAGGAGTATGTTTATAAACTTTAATGTTTGTAAAATCATATCCTATATTAGGGAAGAGCTTCATATCTTCGACAGTCACAGTTTTAACAGCGGGAACAGTAGGTTTTGGCTTTGGTACTTCTTTTTTGAAAAAATTGAAAAATCCCATAAATTATCTCCTTAAAAATTATCATCATCCATAACATCATTATCTGATGTATCTGTTCCTTCAGGAATATTTATATCTGTACGTGTGTGCGCAGCATTAAGTTGTGGACTTGTTTGCATTTCCTGAAGTGATAGCAACTGAGTAGTGTATTTATCAATATCCTTTCGGTTTATTTCGTGTAAGTGTAAATAATTTTTAAAATGTTCTTTTTCGGAAGGTGAAAAATCTTTTATGCTATCAATTATATCTTCCAAATTATCATTGATAAAAGCATTTGCAATATCACCATCACTAACAGTCCATCCCATCAGATACGCTGGAGAAACGTTGCCGAGATGAGCAGCAGCCTCTATTTTGTCAGAGGGAATATTTGTAATGATATTATTTTCATACTTATATAGTGTTTGTTTGGATACATTTATTTTGTCAGCAAAATCAACCTGACTCATTCCTAGTTTGTTCCTAATTTCTTTTATACGTTCACCAACAGTCATGTTTAGTTCCTCCTTTATGAAGTAACTTTATAATAGCACAAAAATGTTGTAATTGCAATAAAAAATATCTTGACAAGTTACCGAAATGTGATATACTAAGAGTAACTTAAAAAGATACGGAGGTGAAAGTGTGATAAAGACAAATGAACTGAGAGGGATAATTGCTAAAAATGGATTATCTCAAACAGATGTTGCCAAAATGATAGGTGTTACGCCAAAAACATTTTATGAAAAGATGAAAAATGGTGTTTTTGGTAGTGATGAGATTCAAATTATGATTGATGAACTACATATAGATGATCCAATGCCTATTTTTTTTGCACATGAGTAACTTTTAAAGATACTAAAGGAGGCGTAAATGAAAGAATTACAAATTTTCAATTCAGAAGAGTTCGGTGATATCCGAACGGTACAACTTAATAACGAAATCTATTTTGTAGGAAAAGACGTGGCAACAGCACTTGGTTATGCAAATCCTAAAAATGCAGTTCCAACTCATGTAAGTGAGGAAGATAAGCTGAGTACCCAAATCGAGTACGCAGGTCAGAGAAGAGAAGTAACGGTCATCAACGAGTCTGGCTTATATGCTTTAATCTTCGGAAGTAAGCTGGAGTCAGCTAAGAGATTTAAGCGCTGGGTGACAAGCGAGGTGCTTCCAGCTATCAGAAAGACTGGTTCTTATCAGAAGCCGCTTACACCACAGGAGATGTTGCGTATTCAGCTTGGTATGATCGATAACCACGAAGACAGAATCGCTGATCTTGAGCAGAATATGACAATTGATTACGGTCAGCAGATGGTACTTGGCGATACAGTCAGCAAAGTGGTTATTGATGCACTTGGCGGGAAAGAAAGTAATGCCTATAAAGAAATCAGTAAAAAGGTATTTGCGGAATGCAACAGAGATTTGAAACATTACTTTAATGTCAATGCGAGAAATAATGTTCCGAAAAAGAAATTCGATGAAGCTGTGCAGTATGTAAAGAATTGGCAGCCGTGTACAAATACAAGGATTATGATTCAGGAATGTAACGCCCAGTTATCTATGGGGTGTGATTAAAATTATGAATCAAGATGTAGGCGAGACACAAATCGCAAGACAGCTTGTTGATCGGTATCCGGAATTATCTGGTTATATCAGCTTTCAAGGATTGAAAAAGTTAGCACGGAGAGCACTGCTTAGAGGTTATTCAGAGCAAATGGTAGTGTTCGGATTAGATACGGTTATCAAAAAAAACTATAAGCGAGACGAATACCGTGGAAATGATGCACTTGATGAGAAACGTTTCATATTGGATGCCGAGTTCCGAGCCGTTATGCAAGGACAGGACGAGACAAAAATATTGTGGTGTTAGGGGGAGAAAAATCAAGCAGGACAAATCAACAAGTACAACCAGCACCGCATAAACTTCAATAGAAAGTAGGTGATAAATATGAAACTCGATATCGAAAAAATCATACAGGTGATGATTTCTTTATTGGAAGAACAGGAAAAAGTGAAAATTACATATACCATTGAGAAAACCGCGTAAGCGGTACCAGTTGGACAAGCAAAGGAGGGATAAGAGATGTTTTATAAGATTGCAAAGATATTAAGCAAAACAGCGATTGTATTTGGATTTATGTGCATGGTTGGTGGGTGCTCGGTAGAACAACAGGAGTTGTTTTACCTATATGAAGTGCTCGGACTTGCTGTGTTTACAGTTGGAGCATTTGCACTGGAATATTTCCGGATACGGGAATGGCAGTACCGGAAAAGGAAAATAAGGGAGGCGAGGGAGCATGCCAGAAGAGAAGCAGCGTAAGAGCATGAGAACGTCAGAGTTTGATAAGATGATCAACAAACTGCAGTCGCTGGAAAGGGTTGACGGTACATCCGAGTATTACAAGAATAATGCGATCGCATACTTGTCGGATCTGGCAAATTATTTGGATAGGATAGGCGTAAAGACAATAAAAATGCGCCCGGAAGCGGCAACTTCCAGTGGCGCACATAACAAAAAACTCAGCTAAATTATAGGAAAATCGGAGGAGAAAGTCAATGATCAAAGTTGAAAATGGAGTATGTGAAATCAAAACATCAGAGGGAGTGCCTGGTATGATGACAGATCTATCAATTGCTGTCCGGAGCGTTAAAACAACGATAGTGGAGAAAGACGAACTCAACGAAGATCAAGCAAAAGATTTGATTAGTCATGCGGTAAGACTTGGACTTTTAACAAATGGAGAGGTTGCAAAGGAAATGATGGATATAGCAGGAAAAGCCATGATGATACTTTTGAAACATATGCCACTTTAGATGAAGATGTGTACCTAAAGGATTATAAAAGATAGGAGAATCAAGCGGATGAATGATAAGAATTATGAGGTTAAAGAGACGATCCTTTCTTTGCCGAAGGAAAATGAAACGGATGTCTATCACAAAGAGTTAAATACAATCAGCTGGTACGGAAAGCCGGATAAGCTGGATATCAGGGGATGGTCGGATGACCACTCAAAAATGACAAAAGGGATCAGCCTTTCAAAGGATGAATTCATAGAGATTGCCCGGGCAGGGCTTGAAAAATTAGGAGGTAAAGAATAATGGCACAGATTGAACTTAAGTTTGAAAGTTTTGAGGAACTGGTGGATTTTTCAAAGAAAATTCTTGGCGTAGCAGATGAACAGGCACACCCGGTATATAGGGAAAGTAAGGGTACAAACGGAGCCCAGAGCGCAGCACCAATCCAGCAGACGCCGGCAGCTGTACCGCCTGTGCAGCCGGCAGTACCTGTACAGACGACACCGGTACAGACTGCAGCACCGGTACAGGTTGCCCCGGTAGCTCCGGTCGTACCAACTGTAGAGCATACCTATACATTGGATGATCTGGCGAATGCTGCAATGACCTTGATGGATAAGGGAATGCAGGCACAGCTTCAGAACCTGCTTGCCGGATATGGCGTGGAAGCTCTGCCGGCACTTCCAAAGAACCAGTATGGCAACTTTGCAACGGCACTTCGTGGAATGGGGGCAAATATCTAATGGGACATGCAGAAAGAAGCCATGCACTTTTAGGTCCATCCGGCGCGCACCGCTGGATGGAGTGCCCGCCGAGCGCAAGACTGGAAGAACAGTTTCCGGATAGTACATCGGAAGCCGCCAGAGAGGGAACGTTAGCTCATGAGTTGGCAGAAATAAAAGTCAGACATTACTTCTATACACCAGACTTTGGAAAACGGAAGTACACTACAAGGCTGAACAAATTGAAGAAAGAAGATCTCTGGCAGGATGAGATGGAACGGCATACGGATGAATATTTGGATTACATAAAAGGGACAGCACTTAATTTGAAATCTGCACCGTATGTTGCGATTGAGCAGAAGCTTGATCTGACTGCATGGATCCCGGAAGGATTTGGAACTGCAGACTGCGTGATGGTTTACGGGGATACGATCCATGTCTTTGATTTCAAGTATGGAAAAGGCGTGCAGGTGGATGCAGAGCAGAATCCGCAGATGATGATTTATGCGCTGGGTGCTTATGCAGCATATAAGATTTTGTATCCGGTCAAGAAAATCTGCATGACGATCATACAGCCGCGGATTGATCATATTTCTGAATGGTCTTGTACGCTGGATGAACTGCTGGCGTTTGGTGAAGTGGTTAAGGGAAAAGCGGCACTTGCTATTGAAGGGAAAGGGGACTATCACCCAGGGAAAAAAGCCTGCAGGTTCTGCAGGGCGAAAGCACAGTGCAGGGCAAGATCTGATTTTAATGTAAAGAAAGCATTTGGAATTGGAGAACTACCACCGCTGATCAGCACGGAAGAAGCCGGAAAAAGACTTATTGAACTGCGGGACGTAGTTAAGTATCAGAAAGACCTGCAGGAATGGTGTTTAAGTGAATGCCTTGCGGGAAAAGAAGTTCCTGGATGGAAAGCCGTTGAAGGACGGAGCGTAAGAGACTGGACGGATATGGATGCAGCTTTTGATAAGTTGATCAGTACGGGAGTCACATTGGAAGAAATGCTTTATGAAAAGAAACCATTAACCCTGGCGCAGGTAGAAAAGATGATCGGAAAGAAAGACTTTCAGGAAGCAGTCGGGGAATTCATCGAGAAGAAAGCAGGAAAACCAACACTGGTGGAGGAATCCGATAAGAGGGAAGCAATTACAAACAAAGTGACAGCCGCACAGGTATTTAAGGAGGAAAACTAACATGGATAATTTATGTAACGTAACAACTGGAAAAGTAAGATTCTCATATGTACATCTCTATAAACCATATGCTTATCAGCAGGGACAGGAAGAAAAATATCAGGCAACTGTTCT